TTTACCTCTTTATTGTTGCCCAAGTTAACCATTGATGAAATGCATTATATACTATATTTGCTTCTTTGTCATCCTGTTCTACACGATTTCCGCGAACGAAAAAACCCGTTTTGTCAAGCATCAGCAATGGTACGGTAGAATCTTCGTCGGGTAGTAGTTGGATCATATCCTTGCTTATCTTTATAAACATCAATCATCTTCATCGTTGGCATAATCTTCAAAATGAAGTCTTTGATCTTCATCCCACTGTAACCGTCTAAGATTCCTCAATTCATCTAATACTACTAAAGATTCTTCTTTTATTTTTTTATATTTTTCAGGATCCTTATCTGGATCGATATAATATAGTTCATCATTCAACCGACGAAATGCAGATTCGGCATTGATAATTTTTGCTTTGTATGGCATATTATTCCCCTAAAACTTCTGACATAGCATCATCGCTATCTTCAATAACTTCTTCAACTTCGGTTTCTACAGTAAAAAGTTGGTCAAACATAGTCATAGCATTTACAGTTTTCTTACCAGAAAATCCTTGACTACCTGATTGCATTTGCATCCAAAATCTACTATAACTATCAATCAAATCCAAACTTTGTTGACGATTCTTACAAGCGAAAATCTCATCAACAATCTCACTAAATCTGATCCGTTCAAAAGTATCATTCATAACCATTTTTGGTATGATACCACGATCATATTGACGATTAGCTTCTTGTACCGCTGAGATATGTTGATAGACATTATGTGACTGTAGCAAAGTATAGCTTAGAGTATCCCAACTAGTTTTTGTTTCCTTACCATGTTGCCCAATGAATCCTTGTCCCCTGAAGCACAAGTCTTTGATTAACATTCTATCAGTTATTGGACTATCTGTAAACATTTTATGGATACCATCTTTCAATACCGCATCCCTGAATTTGCGACCATCTGTGGCATATGATTTATTTTCAGCGGTTTTCTCCATAGAATATGACCATTTTTTATTATGTTCAATACTGGTATTGAAGTAAGCCAATCCTTTAGCCGCAGAGAAAAATGGTGAGGCACAATCAAAGGTTATTTGAAGTTTTGGGTTATGATATTTCCTGATCGCTCGTTGGATATCAGAGAATAGTACCGCATATTCTAAGATTGATGTACCCAAACAATGAATCAAATCATGTTTACCTTCTTGTAGCAATCCATCATAGATGATATCAACAAGTCTACGCAACATCAAATGAATATCAATTTTATTTTGTCCACCAAATGCCCAACCATTAAAGTGATTATCTGGGTAGATATTTGGGTCGCAATACTTTTTCATTTCTTCATACCAATCATCACTTTGCGTATGATTACGACCTTGCAATACATTTAAGAACTTGCATTTGCCATTACGGTTGTTGATGAAGTATTCGTTATTGATATGTGTAGCTGTGATAGCCTCTTCAATTGTTGAGATACCATGAGCCGAAGTTTTAGTCTTTGGGTCTTGAATGTGATATGTAGTCAATGATTGACTTGGGATATCTAAACACATACCATAATCCATGTATGTATCCATCCAGTTCAAAACAGCTTTACGCTTTTTCATAGCACGGGTACAGTTAGGATCCTTCCAATCAGCGGGCCATTGACATTTTAAAATCTGAAAACCACCACTATCACCCAACATAAAAGTACCTTGTTCTCTATCTCTGATAATGCTTTCATTTGGATCTATTTTAGTAGTATCCAAGTTAGCGTGACCAGCAGAGTATAGTCCCCATTTGTAGTAGTATAGTCCTTGCTTGCTGTTAAGAAAGTTTAGACATTCAACATCACCATTGAAACCAACTGGTATGCGAGATTTTTCAAAGTATTCTTCGCCCGAGCGTTGTTTACCTAAGCCAGATATATAAAAGCTACTGACTGCTGGTAAGAACAATGCCCATTCGGGATTATGATTGTTTGATAGATTGATTTGTTCCAATTTATATTTCTTCTTTGATCAATGTTTGAACAATAGTAAGTTGTTCTTCTATATTATTTTTTTGTTCTAATAGATCGGCTATTGTTTTATTATTTTCAGCCAATGATTTTAGTTTCATTTCTTCATCACGCTTTTGTTTAGCCCATTCTAGTAATGATTCGGCTTGATTGTTAAGACTAATAGTAGCTTGTCCCATGTAAATCATTACCCAATTCCTACCATCATATACTTCTATATTTTGTTGCATGGCGTTGTATCGCATATTGCCAACACCATGTGCACCTGGTTCTTGGATAATATGTACCGAGCTATTTTGGCACATGACTTCCATGTATTTACTAGCAGAGCTAATAGTTTTAATCATTTTACTTGAGCGGGAAGCAGATAGCGATAAGTTGCGACACCACTATCAACGATGATCTCAGCCACACCTTGATCAGAAATCCTAACGATTTTGTCACCGGTTAGATCCATGATTGCGAGAAATTGTTTGACTGGCCACATCCAAGTGCGTGATAGAGTACCTGTAACATCTGGATGAAATACGCAATTACCAGAGTGAGTAGAAGGATCACCAAACAAAACTCGTAGATCACCGTTTTCAGTTTTAGCAGTAAATGTGCTTTCTTCGCTATTAGCCTGTGCTTGTTTTTTCAAACGCATGATACCAGCGATAGTTGGTTCGAATTCAATGTTCCAAGTTGCACCTTTGAATTGAACGGTTTTGACTTTTTCTTCTACAATAGATTTAAGCATCAAGCGATAGTCATTAACGAAGTCACCATTTTTTGTTTCAAAGTGAATAGCCCCAGGAACATCTTCTCCGTTACGATTAGTTTTTGTTACAAATACTTTGGCATGTTCATCATATTCGCTGAAACCAATAATGATTTTGAGTTTATTGAGATTGGGCATACCAAATTCACCAATAAAATCAGCGATAGGGTTTTTAAAACTACCACTAATGATTACAGTTTTATCTTCGGCAACAGCCGCTAGTTGAGTTTCTTTATCTGTGCCGACGATTTTAAGTAAATCAATACCGTCTAGGCTTTGTGTGTGTTGAATCAAGTCAAGCAAATAATCTTTCATAGTTTTCCTTTAAATTAAGTAAGTATTTAGGCAATTAATCTGTGTATTATAGTGGAATTTATTGCGAAAAGCAATAGCAATTTAACCAAATGTGAATAACGAATCAAATGTACTTTTGGTATCAATATTGCTGCGGATATCCCAATTCATAACCCCTAATAGATTTTCAATCTTCTCATCTATTAGAGTTCTTTCCATTTCATTATCATCAAATGGCAATTCCTGAAACCATTGTGGTAATCTTAGTTCATCTGTGGGATATGCGATAGAAGTAAAATTAAGAGGATTAGGCTTTAGTTTACATACTACGACCTTCATACCATCTACGATTTTCATTGAATAGTTATCTGCATTTACTTTACGCAAATAATTATAATTTAGTGCAGCACGGACATGACCTGGCATATTAGCCCTACCTACTTTGCTATTAGCTTCTAATTCGCTATATGTAGATAGTTTATTGACAGATTTAGGGCTGCCCTTTGTCCAACTATCTTGTGATGATAGTTGATGTTTAAAGTTTTTGATAGTTTCAATGATTTCATCCCTACCTTTACCTTCCTGAATAACCATACATAGAATTCTCATTAGAAATTCTTGTATATATTTAGGTGTATCGGCTCGTTTTAAGTCTAGACCCATAGCTTTTACATCACCCAGACTACCATTTTTATCTTTACGCTTACCTTCTTTATCAAAGATATTGATAGCATAGCGTTTTTTAACGATAAAGATAGCTCGGTCACCAATCAATTCACGACCAGCCTTGATGATCTCACCATTTTTTCTTGGTGCATGGAATGCTCGTTCCATGAATGCAGGGAATGAATCGTTAGCTTGATCGGCTATAGAGTCATATAGTTGGATACATAATTCTTTATTCCAATCTATTTCACCTTTATCTATTTGTTCTTTTAGAATAGGATATGCTGAGAAGTAGGACGAATCGGTATCACCGTAAACGATTGCCTTACCTTCATGGTTATATTCACCTGTGATAGTTTCGTTGATGATGCTCATCATATGACGGACGATTTGCCTACCACTTAAAGTTACTGATTGACCAATGCGTTTATCATAGAACCTACAATGTTCGTTGAGTAGAGCGCCATATGCTGAGTTAAGTAGAATCTTGCGAACAAGTTGTCGTTTATCCCAATATTCACGATCCTCTTGAGTAGTAGCTTCTTTGAGACTTTTTTGCATGATCTTCCGATCGCTATACCATTTAGTGAGTAGACCTGGGATCACGCCCTCATGATCAAACCTGAATATAGTACCATTAGCACTTAAGATATATGGGTTATGGCTATCAAAGATCAGTTTCCATATTTCAGCCGCGCTCATCTCTACACTACGGCCATCTTCGTAATCTACAGTGAGCATAGTACCGCGTTCTTGATTCATGATAGCAGTATATTCTAAGCTGCCAAATAGATTTTCCCAAAGAACGCTACCAGTAACATCGTCATCACCTTCTTTGTATCGTTTTTTTTCAGTTGCTAACCGCCTGCCCTTTTCATACATGTATTGGTCAGTAAGTGTTTGTCTGACTTGCCCGACAATGGTTTCCGGGGCCATGTTAAGAGCACGGATTGCTGACGGGTATAGTGAGTTGATGTCCACTGCCCCGACCCATTCATGTATGCCGCTTTTGGGAGTAGCAACATAGGCACCTGCCGCTTGCTGTTCATCATTTGTACCTTCCTTTCGTTTTTTATCTGGAACTACTAGACCTCGTTCGTGAGCTTCATTCATGATTGCCATTTCAATCATAGCAACTGAACCCATTACAGTTGGCAATAGCACAGTATTTTCGTGTGCCAGTTGATTTGCCAATTCTAAAAATTTTAATTTATTATGGATCTTGACCAATAGCATAGTATCTTGCCGATTATATTCAATGAACTTTTTAAAGTCTTTGTTATATAATTGGTCTAGAGTACCTTCGTATTGGGTTTTATTTTCTCCTACCTCCATTTCACCAATAGAATCTAATTTATAACTATGACGAGATTCATAGTTATATTTTTTGTAAAGTTGCAGATAGTCCATATGAATCCTACCAACTAGATCATATGTTTGTTCTTCTTTACCAAATCTTTCATATGTTCTTGATTTAGGAAGTTGACCCATCAAGCAAAATTTACGGGTATCATCCTTGCTCATGATCCTAGTAACACGATTGACCATGTAGGGTATATCATAGCCTTCTGAATTCCAACCAGTCAATACATCAGCATCATCAATCAATTGAAAGAAAGTATCAAACATTTCCTTTTCATTAGTGAAAAGCAAGGTGTTTTCAAACTCACCAGTGATTTCTTGTGCTGTTTCTGGACTCATGTGTTTAGGAGCAATCACAAGAGTGATACATTTATCTAGCCAATCTAGATACATTGAGATAGCGGTTACTGGATTGAAAGGATCAGTAGTTGGTGAGAATCCTTTATCAGGGTGAAAGTCAACTTCAATGTCAAAAAAGCAAGTATGTAGTTTAGGCGCATCAACTGTTAGATAGTTTTCGCTTAAACATCTGAATACCACATTGATATCGCTTTCAAACAATTTTTTACCAGAGTGGATTCTGCGTTCTTTTTCAAATTCAGAGCGTTTTCTAGTAGAGAATTTGTTTACAGGATCACCATATAGGCTACGATATTTCCCTTTATGGTCACTATAATAGAATGTATAGTTGGCAGGGAATTCACGGTAATTTCGTTTACCGTTCGTAGTGCGTTCTACTACAAAGATTTTATCTGAATCTTTTGAGTAGATGGCATCTATATAGCTCAAAGTGTGCGTCCTACCGTTTCTAGGATTTCATTAAGCATTTGGTTTTCTTGATTATTTTCTCCCAATTTAGCTTTATGTGCGATACGGATCGCTTTTTTAAGTACACTAGGTTTTACTTCAAGTTCTTCTGCGATTGCTTTAACGGTATCGTTAAGACCACCACGAAGAGCTTCCATTTCGCTTAGAACATTCATACCCTCGTTGATGAGATGAGTAAGTTTGAGTTTTCCTTCGGAACTAAAAGTGCGTTGTTCAGTCATATATTTTCCTTAAATAGAGTTTATTATACATCAATCAAGATTGATTTTCAACTATGCGTTTTACCACAGTATGAAGGCCAGGGTTAACTTGTAATGCATTTGGCATTAAAGTATGTCGGATATAATTGCGAGTATATTTGATGTTATTATTACTAGTATCCTCACACCAATCAATGTTTTTCCGTGTACACCAATTTACGAATTTGCTTTTACGAGTGGTAAGAAATGGGCGTAGTACATTATTCCTAGTTTTTGGGATTACCTTTGGCGTACCATGCATACAAGACCAAAGATAAGTTTCTACTGAATCATCCAGATGATGACCAGTAATGATTGGCCCAAGACTAGTGCCCAAGCTATCAAAGAATGAATATCTTTCGTTACGCCAGAATTCTTCTTCGCTTTGATCTTTAGGTTTTTGTTTATGTAGTTTACCTACTAGTAGTGGGATATCACGATTGGCGCAGAATTTACCAACGAATTCAAATGCCCGTTGTGAGTTTTCTGTGCCATGATGATAGAATGTTGCGGTAACCTCGTGTTTATTGCTGAGAAAATCAGTAATAGCCACGCTATCCACACCGCCACTTAGTGCGATAACTAATTGTTTGGGTAGGGGGAAAAGTAATTTTAGCATCTGTGTATTGTAACACAGTAGAATTTAAAATTCAACAGTTATTGGAATATATGGTGATTTTGTTCACCATAAATCTTGATGAATTTACCAGCTAAGGCATCGGCTTGTACCTCGATTGGGCTACCTGGATAACTACTACCTGATTTTATCTCACCGCGTTCACCTTGCCTAACATGAACTAACTCATGGAAAACCGTTCTTAATATATCTACTAAATTACGATTTTTGACATAAACCCATACACTATCTTCACCATGGACATGTCTACCTGTATGATGATGATTTTGTGCTTCTTCTGTATCCATACTTAATTCAATTTTTGGTTTGGATTTTAATTTTAATATATCACATGCCCAATCAACAAATTTATCTACTTCGGATTTGATATCTAAATCATCAGAATCAGTTGATGATTCCTCATCCAATTTGCCTTTGATCCAATCGTCTGGTGTTTTGCGATATTTTTTTATGAATAAATCATGTAAGGCATGGCTAGTGATATGATGTTTCTTTGATATCTGGCGCATCAATCTGTCTATGGTATCATAATCGTGTTTAGCCAAGGTAGGCAATCTTTTGGCTAATTCAGTGGCGGCAGATTCTATAATGATATCTTTGGTGTTCATATTATTATTTAGTCAGCAGATGAATTTACACCACACTTCTTTCTTTTACTATTCGTAAGATCACCAAAGTCTACCTTCCATTCTTGGCCAGGTTGTACCTCTATAGAACCATTTGGAAAAGCATAAGTTACTCCAGCAGCCTGTTGTATCTGAGCTATGGGTAATCTATATCTAGTTAAATCATTACCAAGATTAGGATAAGGTGGTTGATGTGGGAATGCCCAACCAGCTATTTCTTTGGTATTGTTATTGATCACGATTTTGTAAAAACCATGAGGTACGACTACTCCCGAACCAATCTTTTTATTTTGATCGCTATATACCGCACCAATATATATGGTAAAGTTGTTATTGAGTTGTGATGACCAACCTCTGATGCTAGTTTCTAATAGTTTCCAAATCCCACGATTTAAACTACCATGTTGTGGAAACATATTGGTCATCAAAAAGGATTCATATTCTACTTGTTGATCCCAACTTTGATCACCATCTGGGCTAGCGTGTCCTTTATCGTAACCTGTACCAGTATAGTCATCTGGTTTAGGACCATTTTTGATACTTTGATCGGCTGTAAAGGCATTTGATCTTGCTATACATCCTAATGCGTTTTGTGGTGATAGTTCATATGTTACGAACTTTGGTATTTTTGCTTGTGCGTCATAACCAACTAAGTAACCTTGTCTACATATCGGTTGTATTTGTGTTTTGGTTTGTGGGAATCCATATGGTGAATGTATTTGACATTGTTCTATTGGATTGGGTGCTCGTTGATTCCAAGCATATAAGTTTGTGCTTGCTAGTAAAGCAAGTAAAGTGACGATTAATTTCATTGTAAACCTTTTATTTTATTTAGGATTTGTTCAACTTCGTATAGGTACGATTACTAATTCCCCAGGATTGATAGAGCGGTATTCACTACCTTCTTGGCTTGCTAACCAATCTCTTGCTGCACGGTTAGCGTCAGCTTGATTTGGCCCTATACCTCTTAATATATGTAATACCTGTGGATTTACTTCATCGGCATAGTTTACTATTTTCCAATCTCCAGCGTATCTTCCTTCTTGACCAAATGCAGGTTCAGCAGGACCAGCACTTACTTTTGCTTTAATAGGCTCAATAGGTTTTTGTATACCTCTTGCTTTTTGAAGAAATTGTTTTAACTCCCCTTGAAGTAATTGACCGGATGCATACTTAGCAAAAATATCAAGTGCATCACCTTTCGTTGTAGGTTTTAATAAGTTATATAATTTTTTAAGATATTCGTTACGGTACTTTTGTGGATCGCATGCGGCATCTAATGCTACTACAAATCTTAAAAGAGTATTTTCTAATTTAGGTATATCTTCATTTAACCAATCTCCACCAGGGCTACGGAATTCGATGTACCCATTTTTGGTATTGATACTAGTATACTTGCCGGTGTTACCACTATGGATAATCTTAGCTGCTGCAACACTTAATCCTTGTCTCATCTGATTAAAAAAATCCATAGCTTCTGGCTCGCCTCGTAAAATTGAGATTTTATCTTTAACATTAGATAAAGCACTACGGGTATAACTATTTGATTCTCTACCAAATTGTTTTAGCACATATTCATCACCTAATAATAAAGCAAGTTTAACAAAATCTAGGTTTTCACGGCTAAAATTAGGTATACTTACATTCATATGTAAGCCAGTGCTTTTATTAGTATAGCAACCATTTTCTCTTGCCCAGTTAACGATATTAGTAAGATCATTTAACATGTTAGCTAATGGCAACGGATTACTTACAAACTCTAAACCACCATCGCTAGATTCTCTCTTTGAGTCAAGACTGCCATCTGGTTCAATTGTGTAAGTATTATCTGGTTTATCTCCACCAATACTTCTCCAATCGTCGCCTCCGCTTGACATATAATAATTACCATGATAACTATCACTTATGGCTATATTATTAAGACCGAGATCCGTCATAAACTGTAAAGCAACTTGTTTGATATCTCTTTTGCCTCCACTATTCCGATAAGGCCAAGTAAGATTATAATAATCACTTATATTACTCATATAGTTTAAACCCTGACTACGAAGAAAATCATGTTCACTAAATTCATCGCGCATATCATCGGTAAATTCTTCATATGCTTCTTCGTAATACCTGCCTGGTGAGTCCCATTCCATCTCTATAAAGTTTTCTATATCATCACGGGTAATGCCATTATAATCATCTGCGTCTGTATCTATGTCTAATATGCTAGCAATGTCATCTGGATCAACATTGTTTAAAACCCATTCTTTAAAAAACGCTTTTCCCACTCTGCCATTCCATCTTTCCATCTTCCTTTCATTAAGCAAATCATAGTATTCTTCCCTAAGTTGATCTATTGCATCATCAACACGAGAGGAATCATTGGCATCATTATCAAAAAATCTTCTAATCTCATCAAAGTCATATGCTCTTTCATCTTCTGAATAATCATTTTCGTCATCTTCTGATACATCAGGAACATACATTTCAAATTCCATACCTGCAATGGCACCGGTGTTTGCTGCTAATTGCCGTAAGGAAGTTGGACTCATGTCTATTTCAGACAATACGCTAAAGGTTTCGATTATAAATTCTTTTGCTCTCATATTATTATTTAGTTTCTCTTTCTTTTTTAGTGATAGCTACCCATTTCTCAGCCATGGCATTTTTTAATTCATATGTATGTTTAAACCCATTCTGTCGCATATAATCAATGATTTTAATAGCAGATTGTCTATCGCCGGCGTCGGGCTTGCGAGCATTGCTTAGGTCTACTCCAAGGTTTTGATCACCTTTTGGTTCATAGGCACCATAATACATGATATCATATTTTAATTTATCAGCATCTTTACTTAGATGTTTGGTATCCGTTCTATGTATAAGTTCTAACCAACGCTTGAGATAATCTCTTGGAGGTCTTGTTACACGGCTAGGATCAGGTCCTTTAAGTAAATTACCAGCTTCATGTGGCGATACTGCTTTACGGGTATCTTGCAATCTCCAAGCATCTTCATCAACATAAAGCCAAGCTGGAATATCACGCTGTTTAGCTAATATTAATACTTTACGGGTGGCTGGGCTACGAAATTCACTTTGTTCTTTGATTAGTACATGTATACCAGTAACTGGTGTGATAGGTATAGTAGGTTCCCGGCTAAACACACGGTCTTCGGCTTCTCTTGTTCTTGTACCATCGCTATGGAGCCAAGCACGGTCCCAATAATCAATTGGTGCACCTTTGTAACGGGCATTGATCCATCGCCCATCTAGTACAAACATAACACCGCTAGATCCAACATATCTATGATAATCACCAACACGGCTGCGAGTTAAGCTAAGAAAGTAAGGATGTCCTTCAGGTGCATATTGTTCTTCAGATTTAGTACCAACTACACTAGCCAAATGAAACTCGCCGCTTTGTAGTATCCGTAATGCATTAAGTGTGCTAGTATAATGATATACTACATCAGTAACCCGTTCGATTATAAATTCTTTTATGTTTGAAATATATCCTGAAGATTCGCTTAGTTGTATTGGCAAAAGAGTTTGGTTAAAGTAAAGTGATATTAGCATCCTTATTTTTTCGTATTGTGCAGCATTGTCTGCTAATAACACAGTTGCATATGATGAGCCATGTTTTAATTTTTGAGGGTATCGTAGAACTTCTTTTCCCAATTTAAATGTTAGCGTGTTTTCAGTTTTTTCTACCAATGGTAGTAATCTTGGTGTTGCGGCAGCTGGATATTCACCTGTCATATCCTGTACATAAACTGTATCACCTGATACTATGATTGGTATAGGAATATATGATTCTCCTACTTCGGGAATTGAGGATATCTTTTCCAATGATCGAACCTTGAATAAAAAATCTTCATCAATTGCTTCTGTTATAATATTATCTATTAGTGCAGCTTCAATCTCTTTTAACCAGACATTCATTGGTACAGTGCCGTTAATGCTGTTGAGATGCATTTGCCCTTCAGTTAGATTTTTTCCAGTGAAATAGGGAGAGTATCTGACCTTTACCCGTTCGATTATAAATTCTTTTGCTCTCATGATGTTACATCAAGTAAAATTTACCAACGCTATGGCTTAGTACATCATTGAACAGCATAGTCAAATCATTTGCTAATATTTCCGTAGCATATTGTCTTTCGTTTTCATCACGGAATTCAGGTTTTAGATTCATAAAGTTAGTAGGGTTACCCCATACTTTACGACCATAAGCTAAATTCATTGGCAATGGATTAAGTGTTATCTTACCATCCTTCAGATATTGTGCAAACATTTCATATAAGAATTCATATGGACGACGGATTTGTCCAGTCCTACTACTTCGTTGAGTACCAATAGCATTAAACAATGCATTATATTCTGGTGTAAGATTCCATTTTACAGCCGTGTCATAATCATTTTTACTAGGTACTTTACCATAATGATCTTTTAAAGTATTATTGATAACATTGAAGAAATGTTGTTCGGCTTCAATCCATGGTGATTGTGTATTGCGATTGTATCTATTAGTTGCCTGTATAGAATGTCCAAAACGATGTGCCATTATCCATGGTGTGAACATTGCTCTGGCATCACCTGAGTTCCCTATATAGATAATATTGATAGCATCATCGCTACCATTCAATATTTTATCAGCATCCTTACCATATATTTGTTTTATTTTTTCTGGGCTAGCCTCACCACTTT